TCCGGGATCTTCGCAAGCAGTATCGTGAAGAGAAACGTCGTGCCAAGGAACTTGAACAGCGTCTAGCACAGGTCGAACAGCGGAACACACAGGCGGTCGCGCCCCTTGGACCAAAGCCAACGCTTGAGAAAGCCGATTACGACACTGATCGATATGAGAAGGATCTTACTGCGTGGTATGAGAAGAAACGCCAGCATGACGAGCGCGAGGCTGCCGTAAAGTCTGAACACCAAGCTGTTCAGAAAGAATGGGAGCGCAAGCTGGAAAGCTATCAGGGGGCGAAGGCCGGCCTGAAGGTGCGTGACTTCGAGTTCGCCGAGGATGTCGTTCAAGACAATCTCAGCGTCATGCAGCAGGGCATGATCGTGCAAGGCGCCGACAACCCGGCTCTTGTCGTTTATGCTCTGGGCAAGAACCCGAAAAAGGCGAAGGAAATCGCTTCCATCACAGATCCCGTGAAGTTCGCCTTCGCGGTTGCGAAATTGGAGACGCAGTTGAAAATCTCGAACCGTAAGGCTCAAGTGTCACCCGAGCGCAAGATCAGCGGCACTGCCCGCCCGTCTGGCGCGGTTGACAGCACCCTAGACCGCCTGCGGACTGAAGCAGAAAAGACTGGCGACTATTCCAAGGTTTTCCAGTATAAGAAGCAGAAGGCCAAGGGCTAACCCCCACACATGAAGGACCGCTAAAATGGCTAACGCTTTTTCAAAAGAAGAACGAGTTGCCTTTGAGAACATCCTCGAAGGCTTCAACGATGCGCTGGTAATGTCGCGCAACGTGTCGGTTTACAACACCGACGGCTCGATGATGGAACGCACCAACGACGTGATCTGGCGTCCGCAGCCCTACATTGCGACCTCGATCAACGCCGCACCGCGCACCGACATCTCGGCCAGCTTTACGGACTACACCCAGCTTGCAGTTCCGGCAACGCTCGGTTTCAACAAGAGCGTGCCGTTTGCTCTGGACGCTCTGGAACTGCGCGACCAGCTTCAGGAAGGCCGCCTTGGTGACTCCGCAAAGCAGAAACTTGCTTCGGACATCAACGTCGCCATCATGAACGTGGCTGCCGCTCAGTCCACCCTCGTCGTGACCCGTTCCGGCTCTGCCGGCGGTTACTCGGATGTGGCCGAATGCGACGCTGTGTTCAACGAGCAGGGCGTGCAGATGTTCGACCGTTATCTGGCGCTGTCTTCGCGCTCGTATAACGGCATGGCGTCGGATCTCGCTGGCCGTCAGACCATGACGGGCAAGCCGACCACCGCCTATGAGCGTTCGTATGTCGGTGAAGTCGCTGGCTTCCAAACCTACAAGATGGACTATGCCAACCGCATCCTGGGGAACACCACCCCGGTCGGTGACATCACCATCAACGGTGCGAACCAGTACTACACCCCGCGTGCGACCTCGACCGCAGGCTCGGGTGAAACCAACAACGTGGACAACCGCTATCAGTCGCTCAACATCACGTTGGCTGCCGGCGCTGTTGTGCGTGTTGGTGACTGCTTTAAGTTGGCAAGCGTCAACGCGTTGCACCACATCACCAAGGGCGACACTGGCCAGGCCAAGACGTTCCGCATCATCTCGATCACCTCGGGTGGCGGCACTGCAGGCAACAACACCGTTGTCATCTCCCCGCCGATCATCTCGGCTCAGGGCGGCACGGCTGCTGAATTGCAGTACAAGAACGTCTCGGCCACCCCGGCCAACGGTTCGACCGTCACCATCCTGAACGTGGACAATGCCGACATCAACGTGTTCTGGCAGAAAGACGCTCTGGAAATCCTGCCGGGCCGTTACGCAATCCCGACCAACGCTGGCGTTGACGTGATGCGTGGCACCACCGATCAGGGTCTCGAGCTGGTGATGCAGAAGTTCTACGACATCAACACCGCCATCACGAAGTATCGTATGGATACCTTCTTCGGCGTTGTGAACAAGCAGCCTGAAATGTCGGGCATCATGCTGTTCAATCAGGTTCCCTGATCTGTTAGCATCGGGGGCGGGGAAACTCGCCCCCTTTCACCTTTGACAATGGGATAGCACCATGCCGCTGACAAAAGGTTACAGCCGCAAATCCATCGGCAAGAACATCGCGATGGAAGAGAAGTCTGGCAAGCCGCGCAAGCAGGCCATCGCCATTGCGCTGAATACCGCGCGCACCGCCGCTATGAAGGCAGGCAAGCCGTCCAAAGCACCGAAAGGCAAGAGCAAATGACCACCATGCTCTACAAGTCGCCCGGCCCGTTCAAGCGCAGCGCAAGCGAGACGTTTGATCTGTGCATCGTGGACGACAGCGAGATTGAAGCCACCATCAAGGCAGGCTGGCACTACACCGTGCGCGAGGCTATCGCAGCCGCCAGCGGTGTTTCGCAAGATCCTGAACCCGAGGCCGAGGCCAAGCCGAAGCGTGGCCGCACGCGCAAATCTGAGGCTGAGTGATGGCATACACCAAGCGCGACATCGTGAACCGGGCATTCGAGGAGATCGGCCTTGCGGCCTATGTCTATGATCTGGCCCCGCAGCAGCTTGAGGGCGCCTTGCAGCGCCTTGATGCGATGATGGCAACTTGGAACGGCAAGGGCATCCGGCTCGGCTATCCTCTGCCATCGTCCACGGCTGGCAGCGATCTCAACCAAGAGATCGGCGTTCCCGATGACGCGCTTGAAGCTATGCACCTCGGGCTTGCTGTGCGGATCGCGCCCGGTTACGGCAAAACTGTCTCGCCCGACACGAAGGCCAACGCGCAGCTTTCCTATAAGGCGCTCTTGTCTCGCTCGACCTTCCCTGCTGAAATGCAGCTTGGCGACATGACGATCCCGAGCGGCCAGGGCAACAAGGGCTGGCGCTATTACAACGACGCATTCCTGCGTCATCCGACTGATCCGCTGACGGTTGGCTCGGACAGCATCCTCGACTTGGAGACATAATCCGATGACCAACATCAATCAGCTTTCTTCAATGGACAGCCTGTCGGGCGGCGATCTGCTTGCCGTCTGGGCTACCAGCAACGGCGACACGCGCAAGTCGTCTCTGACCCTGCTCACAAGCTACATGCAGACCAACCTGGCGCTGCCGGGATCGCTGGCGACGCAGTACGCGGCACCGAGCGCCACCGGGTTTTCGGTCACTGTCGCTCTGGGCGACACCTGGCTGCTGCTGACGCCCACGGCAACCTTCGCGGCTGGCACCATCGTGCTTCCTTCGGCACCGACCGACAAATCCGAGGTGAGCGTCAACTGCACGCAGATCGTCACCGCGCTGACCGTCTCGGGTGCCGGCAGAACCGTCACCGGCGCGCCGACAACCTTGGCCGCTGCCAACGGCTTCTTCACCATGCGCTTTGATGCGGCAACCAACGCCTGGTACCGGGTGGGCTAATGCAAATTCCTCTGCTGAGCGGGATCTTCACGGACAGCACGCCCGACTTTCGGACGGGCTATCCTGTCAACCTTGTGCCTGTGCCGAAATCCACGGGCATCTCGGAGGGCTATCTTCGCCCGGCAGAGGGCATCGTCAAAACGGGTGACGGGCCAGGATCAAACCGTGGCGGCCTGAACTGGAACGGCGTGCTGTACCGCGTGATGGGAACCAAGCTGGTGACTGTCGCGCAGAACGGCCCCGTCACTGTGATCGGCGACGTGGGCAGCGGTGGCCGCGTGACGTTCACCTACAGCTTTGACTATCTGGCGGTTGCGTCGGGCGGGCGGCTCTATCTCTACGACGGCACAACGCTGGCACAGGTGACTGACCCGGATCTCGGCACGGCTGTTACGGTGGTCTGGGTCGATGGCTACTTCATGACGACCGACGGCGAGTTTCTGGTCATCACCGAATTGAACAACCCCTTTGCCGTCGATCCGCTGAAGTATGGATCTTCGGAAGCTGACCCCGACCCGGTGAAGGCCCTGCTGAAGCTGCGCAATGAGATTTACGCGCTGAACCGCCACACCATCGAGGTGTTCGACAACACCGGCACGGCGGGCTTTCCGTTCCAGCGCATCCCCGGCGCCCAGATGCAGAAAGGCACGCTCGGCACGCACACATGCTGCGTCTTTGGCGAGAACATCGCGTTCATGGGCAGCGGCACCAATGAGAACATCTCGATCTACATCGGGGCCAACGGCACGGTGTCGAAGATCGCCACGCGCGAGATTGAGGAGATCCTGGCCGGATACACTGAGGCACAGCTTTCCACCTCGTTCATGCAGGAGCGCACCGAGGGCGCGCACCAGTTCCTCGACATCCACCTGCCGGATCAGACCATCGTGTTCGACGCCGCCGGCTCTCAGGCTGTCGGGCAGCCTGTCTGGTTCTTCCTGCGCACGTCGCTGGTCGGTCTCGGTCGGTGGGCTGTGTGCGATGCGGTCTGGGCCTATGATCGGTGGAACGTCTGCAAGCCTGCTGACACCGACGTTGGCTATCTGGACAAGAGCATTGCCACGCACTGGGGCGAGACAATTGGCTGGGAGTTCGGCACGGCTATCGTTTACAACGAAGGGCGCGGGGCGATATTCCATGAGATGGAACTGGTCAGCCTGACGGGCCGCGTGCAGGCCGGTGCAGATCCGACTGTGTGGACATCGTATTCGCTTGATGGGCTGACCTACAGCGTCGAGAAGCCGGCGCGCGTTGGCAAGCTGGGCGAGTATAACAAGCGCGTGGTCTGGCTTCAGCAGGGCAACATGCGCAATTGGCGCTTGCAGAAGTTCCGTGGCACCAGCGAGGCGCAGCTTGCGATGGCACGGCTGGAGGCGCGGGTAGAACCGCTGGCGTTCTGATGGCTGATCCGACCCCGCTGAACCGCAACCAGATCGCCGCTTTTGTCGGCAATGACCCTGACGCCATCCGCGCCATTGAGCGGCTGTTTAAGGTCGCTGGGCAGTTGACCCCTGAGCAAATCGCCATTTTGGTCCAGTTGATCTTGGACAACAGCTATGCCACGGGATCGGCTGACAATAAGGCCGAGGTGGCTTTGGCCAGCGCAACGTCTGCCGAAAGGCTGGCCGATCTGATCGCCAAGGGCCCAACGTCTGACGCGTACAATTCGCTGCGCACGGATTATCTGGACCTGAACCTTGCAGCGCCGCATGTCAGCCGGATCGGTCGGCTGGCGTGGAACGATGCCGATCAGACTGCGGATCTCGGCATGGAATACGGCGTGGTCCAGCAGATCGGCCTGGAGTATTACGCCCGCGTCGAGAACATGACGGGCGTCATGATCCCTAACGGCACGGTGGTCGGGTTCGCCGGCGTCGGCGCGAACAACGTGATCTCGGTCACGCCCTATCTGGCAGACGGGTCGCTGTCGTCGCTCTACATCCTCGGCGTGCTGACGCATGATCTGCCCGACAGCGGCGAGGTCGGTTATTGCACCGTCTGGGGCCATGTGCGCGGAGTTAATACCAGCGCGTTCTCGGTCGGCGACATTCTCTATGCCAGCCCGACAGTGGCGGGCGGGCTTACTGCGACCAAGCCGACCGCGCCTGATAACGTGATCCCGGTCGCGGCTGTTCTGGCATCGGACGCGGTCAACGGCGAGATATTCGTGCGCCCGACCATTGAGCAGCAAGAGTATTATGGCGAGTTCTCGAAGACAGGCACGGTGTCGCCAGCGGCGATAAACACGGCCTATGCTGTGACGTGGGACAACGCCGACATTTCCAACGGCATCAGCATCGTCTCTGGCACCCAGCTTACCGTCGTTGACTCTGGCCTGTATCAGTTTGATCTGACGTTGCAGCTTTCCAGTTCAAGCGCCAGTGCCAAGACGGTTCGCTTTTGGTATAAGAAGAACGGCACCAACGTGTCGAACTCGATGCGCCTCATCACGCTGGACATCAACAACGGATACTCTCCCATATCAATGGCCGAGTTTTTCAGCCTAGATGCCGGCGAGTACATTGAGCTGTGGTGGATGTCTGACGACACAAACGTGTCGCTTTCTACCGTGGCAGCCGGTGGCACCGCGCCGAATGATTACCCAGCCGCGCCCGCCGGATTGATGGCGGTGACGCAGGTGCAGCAATAAGGAGGCCGACATGGCAGTGACACCAAAGGTTCTGATCCCGGCCAAGCAGGCCGAGGCCGTGCAGACCGCGCAATACACCGCCACGGCGGTCAAGGCGATCATCGACAAGTTCACCGTCACCAACACCAGCGCCAACAACGTCACGCTGTCGGTGAACCTTGTGACGGTTCTGGGAACTGCCGGGGCCGACAACTTGATCCTGGACACCCGCGCCATCGCGCCTGACGAGACTTACACCTGCCCAGAGTTGGTCGGTCAGGTGCTTGAGGCTGGAG